CGTTTGCTATTGCTAGCAAAGCTGACTGCCTCTTGATAATCTTAGGCCTCGTAGCATTTGGGCCATCGCCGATAAGATAACCTTCAACTTTAATTTCTATTGTGCTTTTAAAGGATCGGTCTTCTTCTTCTAAAGTTGCAATATTGTTTTCCAGAGAATAGGAGTTCTCGATGAAAGCCTCGTAACGATGGCCGTCTTGCTCAATAAGAAAAATGCGTGCGTTGCCTGTCTTGGATATAAACGGAGTAAGCAGATCGTTCATCTGTTGTTGATATTCTGTGTGAATCTGGATCTTATATCCCACAACAATATAGGCGGGCATGGGAATCGAGATAGTCTCGTAGATCGTTCTATCTGACTTTGTGCCAGGGCCGACGTCGAACATATTATGAAGGCCGGGTCGAGTGAGCGCTCTGGAATTGAGATCTCCGCTTCCGATATTTGCATCGGCTAGGGTGCCGGCCTTTCTTGCAGAAGACGCATTTGCGTTCTTTCCTGTTTGGTCCTGTTTAATCCGGCGGGCAATAGTAATGCTCCCGCCCTGAATGTCGTTAACTGGTAAAATGTTTGCTGGAGCCATCCCTCTTCGTGTGGGATCCTTCTCAACTGAGGTTCTCTCGATCGTTATCATCGGCAGCTTCAGCATGCCGGCTGAGTCTCTCATCTCTTTATCGTGCTTTACTTGATATGCTCTTTCTGCCCCAACCCATACTACAGGTGTTTTCTTCCAACCCTTGTTTGTTGTGGCATGCAAATTCCATTTATCATCGATATGATGATGCATGGCTTGATCGATCGTCTCCAAAGACGAGGGCATGAAGGTAATCTCTTTGAGATACTTTTGTCGAGGATCTTGGTCACTAGCTGGCATCGAAGTTCCCCTCTCTTGCTCTAATACATTTCGCTGCTATTTCTAGCTTGTAGTCTGATTGGCCAAACAGTTGTGTGGGTTGCATTAGTTTGACAATCTGGTAATAGTGTTCTCCGTAGAATACCATGTCGCCCTCGCGGACGTACAAGTCTTGGTCTTCAACCAGTCGTCTTTTATGAAAATGGATTGTCATGGAGGTCGTCTTGTCTACGCCGATTGACTCGGAATATGAAGAGTCCAAACCTTCCCACTCGATAAGAGCGTGTACTTTGACAGGAGGCAAGAAAGTTTTTTCTATTGCCTCACCATAAAGATTATGATAGTTTGTATGTTCGATGTCTAAAGGGTAATATACAATTTCTTGGCCAATGACTCGCTCGATGAGTTCGTCGTTGACCTGTTTAACAAGATCCCTTTCCTTCTTACCTGTGAAGAGGGGAGGAGGAGGAGCATCGGGTTTCTTCCATTTGTTTTTTGGATCAGCCACTGATTACCCCCTATCCTACAAATACTTTTAGAGGAATCTTCTTTTGAATATTGTTAACGCTCTCAACAACCTCTGCATTACCGGTCATGAGCTTGGTGTAGGTCAACTCATCTAACAATTCTTTAAGCTCTGTTCTCAGGGCTTCTTGTTCTTCTTTGGATTGAGATAACAAATCCGAACCATTTAAAGTTACTTCGGCGCCGGGGATCGGAATCGAGCTAAACTTGCTTCTTACTTGTCCCAAAGTTTCTTTACAAAGAGCCAAGGAGAATCTGCGGATCCATTGCTTACCAATTGAGTTAATCTTATCGTAGGGTACGTTCTCGAACGGCAAGGAGTTTAAGTTGTTGACTCCATCAATACCGTCGTCGGCGCGAGCGTTTGCTTCCCAAGGATCTTTAGAAACGCTGAACTGTACCCAGAAGTGCTTAGGGCTTGAACTAACAGGCTTCGGATAGATCCTCAAAAAGTTGTCTTTGATCTCGTATGCGTAATGGGAGTTTCTGGTATAAATATTATCCTCGAAGGCCATTGACTGCATCTTGTTCTGCCATGTTGGGATAACCTCGAACGTTGAGTCATCAGCGTACTGTCCATAGTTTGACAAGTTACCTACTGTGTTAAGTCCGCCATAGTATCCATAGAATCTCCACATGGCATGAGGTGTTTTGTAAAATACTTTCTTAATCAGGATTCTTTTGTTGCCAACGAGGCCGGAGTAAGGTACCACATTGCCCTGTGCGTCTTGACCGCTAGTTGAGGCGCTAGCAATAATCTCTTGCAAATCGTAGTCTTGCTGAGATGCTACAACCTTAATAGATGCGGAGTACTCTGTAATGTTCCCACCAACACCTGCGTCGACGCCCATACCCTCAGCAACACGGCGAGCGTATGCGAACTCGAATCGTGGGTATTTGAGAGACATTGCAGTCCCGCTAAGACTCGACGAAAGGGGAGAGGTTTTCATTTCCCCCTTGTGATCAAACGAGCCAGTAGTCGTTCCCAAGAAGTCAGACAGAACATTCTTTGCCTGATGGGAGTTAATCAGGTAACTATATTCTAACACAGCTTCTTCGTATGCTGAATAAACATTATCTGCTTTAATCTCGATATCGAGAATGTCGCCACCCAATTTCTTATACACATAAGCAACCTGTTCGGCGGCGCCTGAAAGGAAATCAGTGTTGGAACTATAAATTCCATATGGTAATGTGGCCGCAACTAAGCCTGCGGTTCCAGTGATGGGCAGGACTATTGCGCTAGTCTGGCTTTCGGGCCTTAAATTTGGTATCGACATGCATGCTGCCTCCTAAGAATAAGTAGTAAGTGTTACGTTAAGTGAGTTTTTTACTCAGAATCTGTAATCACATTCCTCTTCTTTCTTGATGCCTTCCTCACCTTAGATACGGTGGCTCTTGTGGCAGTCTTCTTGATAGAGCTAAGAATGGTCTTTGCTGGGCCGGTAACGACCTCTGCTTCGGCTTCAGAGACAGAGTTGAGAACAACTCCGGTGGTGATCCCAAGGTCGACCTCAGGGGCTTGTGGGCCCTCTTCCTCTCTTACTTTTATTATCTCGACTGGTGTCTCCAAAGTTGGGACCTCTAAAGTTGGGACTACAGCCTTTACTTCGGATTGTCGTGCTACTCTTTTGATTGAGGCCTGAGGTTTGATAACCTGTGTGGCTGCAGCCGTCTCTGTTCGGTGACTGATAAGTCTCCTTTTCCATGTTTTACCCATAACATCCTCCTTTGTTCTGTGTTATTCGTACTGTAATTAGTATGCAGATAAACAAAAAGCTCCTGTCGTTTTACACGACAGGGGCTTTGTTATTGCGTCTTGTGACTAACTAATCTACTGATCAGCCGCCAGACTCACCCAAGAGTCCACGAACGACGACGACGCCGTACATATCTGGACGAACCATCTTCTTGGCATAGCGAGTCATCACGCCCTTGCGAGGCACGAAGTCTTCGACACCAAAGATGGTGGGAGTGACTTGGAGGGGAACGTATGGTGAGTACACATATCCACTTTCGAGGAAGGAACTACCTTTACGTCCGACAAGGATCACATTACGAGGGAAGTATGGGTCGACAACGACATCCCATTTCTTAGAAATGGAACCTACGTTAACGGCACCTACTGTACCCGTTGAATCCTCATGAGATACCTTAGCACGGAAACCACTGGTAAACTCAAGGATGTTGGCAACTTCAGGTCCGCAGACAAGGAAGTTAGCACCACCACGGAGAGTCTTACGATGGATCTGGGCAGACACATCGTTAATGGTCTCAATAAGGGTCTCATACCACTCTGACACAGTACCAGTGAAATCAGGAGCCTTGGTGTTGGCTCCAACTTCTGCACCGGTTACACGGTTCAAGAATAGACCAGGGGAGCGTGACCAGTACATTGTACCGCCCGTAGCGCCGTTAACAAGATCACCGAGGATCTCGCGGTCAATCTCAAGAGCAATTTGCTCAGAGAGGATTGAAGTAAGCTCGACCTCTGCATCCAAGTTGTGGTATGCGTTGAGATCTTGCCCAAGCTCTGGGGTCCATTTGGCCTTGAGCTTCTTGGTCACTGCAGTAACGCTCACTGAGTCGACCTTGATGTCGATCTCTGGGATTGTTTCCTGATTCTCAAGTCCCCATGAGTCGGTACCGACAACTGCTCCAAGAGCGTTTGTCTGACCGGCAGAGGGAGTGCCACTGAAGTCATCCGAAAGCGGATAAGACAGAGTGACTGTGGCTGCGGCTGTACTGAAGGTCGTAGCATTGTGCACAACCATGAGAAGCTCATTGGTTGAAGCATTGTAGCTACTTAGACGACGGACAAGACTTACGCCTGTGCCGAAGCCACCAGATACAGCCATTACACCACCACCGTCAGCAAGACCCATAACCGCTGCTTGAGCAGCAGATAGTGTCGTACTAAGAACCTGCGCATAAGAACCAGATGCAAGATCGGGATCAAAGCGAATTTCCTTATCAGTGGTTGCAGAGTTACCAACGATGAATACGCCAGAACCATCATCTGCGAAGACGATGGATGCGGAGCTAGTTGGAGAAGTGTAACCGTGGTTCAAGTTATAGAATGAACTCTCGGCTGCGTCACCGGTGAGTGAAACACCACCAGTGATCTCCTGACCAACCCTACCGCCACCATAGAGTGAACTATCTGCGGCTGTGTCTAAACGTGAGTTAGTGTGTTGGAAGTCCAGGAAGAAAATGAGACCTGAAGGTAGGCTCATAGGCTGGACGGAAACGAGATCGTTTGCGATCAAGTTTCCAAATACGCGA